GCGTTACGCGAAGTTTCCCTAATTCAAATTTTGTGCGCGCTACGTCGCGTCTGAAATGTTCCATTTTCATCTTGCCCGGAATTACGTTCTTTCTGCTCGCCAAGTTTAGTGGCCGGGCGCTCCGACCGACACGGACGTTGGCAACCGGCTCTGAATGTTCTTGCTTTCTAGACGTTCATCTTTCGCCGGTCAAAAATCAACTGATCCGAAAATGCGTCTGAAATGTGCGTGGAAATCTTGACCGGGAATTTTAGTTATTCTACTTTTCACTTTCGGTGGCCCGGTCGCTCCGTTCCTGCCGACGTGGGACGTATTGAGTGGGGCCGGAGTTCGGTTAAGGCCTTCGGCCTACCTCACTCACTCTTTAGTTCGTAGTGCGCGGAGTAGTTCATACTGCCGGCCAACTATCTCTCAGTCACGTTACTGCTTAAATAATACGCCTTGCTGTACATCAAGTCCGTAATCGTCAGTAGCTTTTTGAAATATTGCCACTAAATCTTTGTCGTCCGTACTTTCTCCATTTAAAATAGTGTAGCGCATTTTTGCCAATTTCTCCAAGTCGCTCACATCAATATTATAATTTCCGGCCTTGAATTTCGTAATAAGTTTATCATAGGCCAAGTCCAATAATTCAACGGTTTTTTTAATATGCACGGACTGGCACGTAATTTCTTCAATGACATCGTTCTTAATGATCGCGGTGGCCATTTCCAACTTGAAAGCGCGATAAGATTTAAAATGGCGCGATAAACTCGCGGTGCTTAATTGCACACCAAGTTCGGCGGACTTTTCACAAATTCGTTCTAGATTTATATTTTCCTTTTTCCAATCATGAATAGCTTTTAATATTCCAGAGTTACAAATTGAACAACGAGAAGAACAGATTTTTTTGAAATCTTCCAGTTCATTCGGTATTTCGTTCGTTACGTAATTTTTATTTTTTTGACAGAGTTCGTCTTTTTCTTCAGACATATTTTTGAAATTGCGTTAATATGATTTAAGTATAGAGAGTAAAGTTTGTTATTTAAGTTATAGATAGTTATGTAGATAGTTAGTACTTAAATAACTAAGTCGTTATATTGTAATAATAAAATTGGGACTTGTCAAACTGTGGATAACTTTGGCTAATATAAAAACTGGCTATATTATAACACATAACCAGTTTTATATCAAGTTAAATTACTTTTGAAATTCTCTGGGCTAATTCATTATAACCACATTTATAGGCGAGTTTCCAAAAATCTAGTAATAAATCTTGGACTGTTTCAACGTCTGATTGTTCAGTCTTTATAAACAATAGAACTTGTCTTGCAATTTCTTGTTCCTTTTCATGGTCTGTCATATTCTTAATTTTGAATTTTATTGATTAGCATGTGAATATGGTGCGCTATTTTGTGCGCCTAGTCCTTTAGTGTTCCATGAGATTGCTTGAATTTCGCTAAACGTACACTCATAGTTTTGCCGATTTCCATTTCTATACAATTTACAGGCCGGTGTACATAGTACTTCTTTTCCTTTAGATGACATAAATGGACACATTTTTTCTTGAGGTTGATTTGGATCTTGAGGCATAATTTTATAATTCTAGTAAATAAATTAGATTTGTTTTTAGTGGCCCATGTTTGGGCTTTTTGGTTTTGCATTTAATTTTTGTACAAATTCCACTTGCCCTGTTGCGAGTGCCAAATATACATGTTATTATCATCGCCAAGGCCATATATCCAATAATAGCCATTGTCATTTGGTTGCGGTACAGTTACAATTTTTATAATTTTCATTTGATTATATCTTTACGAGTTAATTCTAATTCAATCATGTCTTTGTAGTCACTTAGGCGCGTAATTTTATAATCAATTCCGCTCCGTGGGTGGTTCATTCTGCGACTAACATTGACTGTTGTAGTAGAAAAGTTTTTAATAATAGTTGTTTGACCGCCGGAAATTCCTTTGTTTTTGTTCTCCGGTTTCTTCTTTAATTCAATATATAATTTATCGGGATATTTCATTTATTTGATATTAGTTAAGATTACTAAAACACTGACTTTATTGCGAAGTAGTTCGCAAACAATTTGCTCCGCGCGTACGACCTTGGCCACAGGAACACCGCATTTTTCTGCGATTTGTTTTTGTGACTTTCGTGCAGGGCTTTTATCAGTTTGAAGAATTCTGTTTAATAACAGAGTTTCAACAATTATATTTTGTGGTGTTGGCTTTTTCGTTTTCTTCTTTGCTAATGGTTTTGGTTTCACGTTTTTCATAAAAAGTTGTTATTAGTTTTTAAGCTACGTTTGTTGGGCCTGTAAGTGTGGTGGGGACTTATTCATGTAAATAAATCCCCCTGTATTTTCTGCTTTTCTTCCGCGATAAAAAGTTCACAGAATTTTTCAAAAGGCAACGGCTCGACGGTTGGAAACCCCGCGCTTTGGCAGTTTTTCCGCAGTAGTCTTTTATATTTTTTATAATGGCGACGGCATTGCATTTTTTTATAGTTGCGCAGTCCGTTGCCTGTCATTTTGTACGCGCCTAGCATATTTGTAAATTTTATCATTTTTTTTGCTCCGATCCCCAGAGCCTCACGGCTCCGGGGACTGGTTTTATTTTTTAAGCCTCTTGCACTTGTTTGATATAAAATAAATTTATAGATTTTTTTCTGCTCTCTGTGTCCCCTTTTTTGTTTTTGAAATTTAGAATTATATACGATTTTATGGCCTTTTCTCCGGCCTTGACCCGATACCCGATTTCGGCCCATTGGTTAAATGTTCGGCAGTTGACGAGTGGCTCGTATTTCGCCGCGTCTTTTTCTCCGAACTTTTCCGCGATTTGTGCGCGAACGATTTCCGCAGTTTTTTCGCTACCAGTGTAGTTGGTAGGCTTTTTTAAATTTGTCATAGTCGCTTTTTTAGTTGGCGGTTATCCCCACCTATATTATAAGTATATCAGTTACTGGTTACCGTGTCAAGGTTACCGCTCTGTGGGTTACAGCGATTTTTGTCGGGCAAAATTGACAAAAAAAAGTTTGTCCAGGGCAATGTTTGATAGGAGGTGATCCACCGGGGACACGTTCAAATTTTGGCCAAGTTTACAGATAAAAAAAAATGTTTTTTAAAACTTTTCAAAAATTAAAATAAATCTTATTATTTTTTTATATTATTTTGACCGCCTGTCGGCGAAAAATTGACAAAACAAAAACACTTGGACAACGACTAAGAAAACCAAGTGTTTTTGTTTTGTTTGAGAGGCTAGAAGGGATTTAGTTTTTTATCGATTGGCTGACCCAGTTTTGCTTTTTGGTACACGTTGAGTCCAGTGTACAAAGCAATCACGGCAAAAGCAATTTGTAAATAGTCCTTGGCTGAAAGCCTATTTAATACAATCAATAAAAATGTCAAAATAATAATCAGTACAGACAATAAAAATTTCCTTCCGCCTAGTTGTTCAATAGTTATCATATACCCATCTCTTTAATAGCCGGTATTCTAAAAATTTGACCGGGGTAAATTAAATTTGGTGTTTTAATCAAATCTTGATTAGCATTAAATATTTCTATAAATTGCCCACCATTTTTATAATATTTTTGTGCAATCTTCCAAAGGGTGTCACCCTCAACAACTGTATAATTGCCAAGCCAACATTTAATTTTTGAGTCGTCCGTTAGCTCATCAAATAAAGAGTCGTCTTGCTCTACTGTTTTAAACATAAAATGCAAAGGGTCTATATATTCGCCGTTTACTTTTAGTCCAAAATGTACGTGATAACCATTGCGTCCGCGCCAAAATCCAGAACGGCCAGAATATCCAATATTATCGCCCATTTTAAATCTCATTCCTTGCGTTACAGATATTGAGTCCATATGAGCGATTAAAGCCTCTACGACCCCTCTTGACTTGTCTGTGGCCTTGATATATACCGAGTTACCATATCCAAAATGACGTTCTGGTTCAACTCTTACAACTGTGCCGTCAAATGGCGATATCAATTGTGTTAAATTTGGAACTCCATAATCAATACCTTTGTGGATGGCTTTTTCTCCGTGGTATAGAAATGGCAAGCCAAATTTTTGTGTTAATGGATATTTTTCGGGATTTCTAAATGGCAATTGAATTTTCATAAGAATTTTTTTATTGTTAATAATATTAATATAATTGAAACGTCAACGACAAAAGTTAGCGCGACTATAACCAAACAAAATTGTACGTATCGCATTGCCTTAATCATTTTTTTAATGTGTTGATCTCTCGATTTAAATAGAAAACGGCTTTTTCTAGGTCTTCGATTTCTTTCTCTTTTTGAGATTGTCTTGGTGCCGGTGATTTTCTTCCGGCTCTAATTATATATTTTAATGCACTTCCACGTTGGAAATTAAAAGCCTCTGTCAAAAATAGAGTGTCTTCTCCTTTTACTTTATAGTGCAACGGGCCTGTGACATTTATATTTTTACTCATATACTTTTAATAATTCTTAAGTTTTTTTTTTAAGTGCCTCTTTTATCCAAGTGACATCTGTTTTTGTAACTTCTACAATCGAATATATTTTGTTTATTGGACAATCTTTTTGAGTGGCCTCGACTGTATCAATTCTTTTTGATTGATTTTTATAAATAAATAATACTAAATTTAAAACTGTTATTGCTAGAAAAGAGAGTATCACTAAAAATTGTGTCACAGAAAATTCAATCATGTTTTTTGTTTTTATATTTCCCCGAGATATACAACGCACAAATTGGCATATGTTGGAGTTAAATTAATACTTCCGGCATTGTCATGTCTTGTTCTAATATCTATATCTATCGGTACAGTGTCAACGTTAATAATACCACACATACTAGATGAGCCCAAATCTCCGGCAACTGAATATTTTCTATGCGCGTGTATTTGGTCTTGTTCTACTCCGTTTAAAAATGCAACATATTTGAAAGTAACATTATTTGTACCACTTCCTGCACTAAAAGAATTATTTACTAGATATCTACCCTTTTTTGTTAATGTAATTTTATTATTTGCGAAGTCTGGTGTTACATTTTCAGCAATTCCGTCATTTGTAAAACCCGTCAATTTTGTATAAATTGCGCCAGTCGGGATCGCTTGCGCGGTTATTCCGTCTTCAACAAAAATATCTGCAAAAATACCATTGTAAAAATAAGAAACAATTGACACTTCTTGAATTGCCTTTGTTAATCGGTTAATCGCATTGACTATATTTGCTATCATATTTTTGTCATTTTAAGCCACATTGTAGCCACACTTGGTGCAGAAGTGCCTGCAGATATTGTAGTTCTAAAGTTTAAATAATCATTATTTGATATTTCTAATGGTATTGCTAATTCTTGTGTTGCTTGTTGGCCACTTGATAAAACCACATTCGCAGCGGATCCTTTTGGGACTCCATTATGCACCAATTCAACGGTTGCAGTTCCACCACCAACAGCAATACTCATTGCAACTACTTCACATTTAAAACCAGTCGGGACATAAATTGCAACACCACCGTCAATTGGTGTATTTGCTCCATTTCCATAAGCCCATTCATAAGCTCCAGTTCCAAGTGTTGCATTTTCTTCGGCCCAAATCGGGTACATGTAACTTTGTGAGGTGATACGTACTCCGGCAATTGCTCGAGTGAGCAAATTAATTGCGTTCACTATATTGTTTAGAGTTTTAGGCATTTTAGTTTGAGTTTTCAATTCCAGTTGGAATATATAAATAATTCAATTCTACTTCGTTAATGCCAAACAGTCCGGCAGAGTCAAGAAGAAATATTTGTAATTCTATATAGTGAACAGTATTGTCAATTAAGTCACTTATTTTAATACATTCTCTTACTGCGCCAGTAGTATCTGATATTAATATTGTAGAATATGAGCCGGCTTTATCATACCTTGCATTTACTACTAAACTAGCAGTTGCAGTCAATGGTGCGTGTTTTGCTACCAAATACGCGGGCATGTGAGGGCCTAAATCAATTATAGAGGTTACAGCCATACCGGAAACAATACTATTATCCGGTGTCATTAGCACAATATAAGAGCCGTCAGCGTCAGTGTCTCGGACGAATATTCTTAAATCGCCAACATTTTTACTTGACCTTTCATCTAGTACAGCATTTATTATTACGCCATTTTCAAAAGTATCTGATAAATTGTGCAGAAAAAAGACGCCGTTTTTATCGTTTATTTTATAGAGATAACCATTGCCAATTGAGAAATATGACGCATTATTATTTCCAGTCAAAAATCTTATTGGTGCTAAATTTCCCGAAAATGAAACAAATGCTACTTGTGTCAATTCTCCTTTGTCATATTCATAAATATACGCACGGCTTACATGTTCAATTTTTGCAATAAGTAGTCTCTTTTCGTTTTCAACTATCATTGTGGCAGGGCTAAATTCTGTATGTAGATCTACCAACATTTCAATTTCCTCATCATCAAGCCTTACTAGATTTGATTTAATACCATTTGAGTCAGTTATGATCATATAGATAAAACCGTCAAGATATTCAATTGAGCTAGGAAAAACTGTACTGTCATAAAACACCTGTGTCCAGTTTATTCCGTCGCTAGTTTTTACAACATAGCCAGTATCAGTGATTACTAATAAATCGTTGTCTTGATTGATTGTGTGGCCAATTATTTTTCCGTATGTCCAAACTGCGTCAATAAAATTAACTCCGGCGTCAATTGAATACCCAATATTAACAACACCAGATATTTTATATTCGGCAATAAGCAAATTTTTATAGGCTAGAAAATAATATATTTCTGTATATGTAACACCAAAAGATTTTACAGCTATTTCAATAGTGTTTGTGCTAAATCTCGATAATTTAACTTGTGTACTAGCAGAGTCATAATATATCCAAAATGTATAAATTGTGCCACTGCTATATTGTCGCGCTAAAAATTGTCCAGGAAAATTATGCGTCCAGGTGTCTTCTTTTGAAAGAGAGTCAAAACTAGAAACAAGTTTTAGTCGTCCACTTACAGTGTCAACATCAACACCCTCACTATCACTAAATTTCTGTAGTAGTGGGTCGTGATATAGTTGACCTCTGCCAACAGACAAATCGTTTATTTTTATTTGTTCGTATCGTTTAGCCATTCATTTGTATTAATTTAATCTTCTCAAAATATGTTTTTTTAATATCATCACGAACTTGTCTTAATTCGTCGGGCTTTACGTCTGGTAAGTCTTTTCTATTTGTGACTACTTCTGTAATTAATAAATTATAATAGCGATATTGTGCGCCGATATAAACTAATTCAAGGAGTCTTTCCGGGACGTCTGTATCGACGGCCGTCGCAGGTGCTAGAAATCCTTTTTTATAAAAAATTTGTGTTGTTGCAATTGCCGTATGTGCCAATGTAAATTGGATTTTTCCACCAAATTCATACCAACGATTTTGACCTTGGTCTTTAATTGTTTGCAAATCATCTAGACTTTTCATTTTCCTTAATTCTTCGCCGTCAATAAAAACTGTGTCAACTTCAATTGAGTCGTCTGGTACGTTTAAAGTTAATTCGCCAACAACTGTTGATTGTGTTGCGTCAATTGAATCAATAGAGAAAATGTTTGATATAAAATTTACAGAGTCCAAAATTGGCTGTTCTACTATTGCACTTGTATCGCCCAAATATCCTTGAACGATTAATTCTATTTCAGCTAAATTTTTCATATATTTTTTATAATTATAGATTATTTATCAATCAGGCCAAGTCAACTGATTAGCCCGATTAGAAATAATTTATTTTTTCTTTTTGTTTTTTTCTTTGTTTGAATAAACTTCAACTTCGGGATCTTCTTTGAAGAAGTCAATCTCGAATTGAGTCTTGGCTACAAATAGTTGCCTGTCAGCTATTTGAATTCGTTTGCCATTAATCGTACAAGAGTGAACCCCGGTGCGCTTATCTTTTCTACAAAATGTAATTGGCTTAATTTTAATTAGTTCATCTTGATTTTTTTCGTCCACGTTTTTTGACTCGGACTCGTCATTTTGTTTGTTTACAACAGCAGTCATAAAATTATTTTTATTATGAATTAATTAAATTATCCTTTTGGAGATACACCCATTACAGTGCGCCTAGTGTATTGATAAATAGTTTTTAATTGCGCCGGTGTTAAAACTGTATCTTTGTAATGTCTAAAAAGAGCAATCGAGCCGTCATACTGGCTGAAGTCAAGTCCAAATTTCTGTGTCTGATTATTAATAGTATATCGCAATCCTGTTTGAGCGCTTGTCTCTTCGAATATTAAATCTAGGTTTCTATAAATTTTAATTTTTCCAGTGGCTAAATCAAAAGTTAATGAATACATAAACCATTCATCAGTTGGAATTGTATCGCCCTCATTATAAATCTCATCTTCATAACCCCAATAATCATCTACAAAATACAGATAAATACTTCTCTCAGCAGTCGCCAAATTCATACCAAATGACAATCCACCTTGTGTGAATAATGCTTTATATGTCAAATTATCAACTTTTGTCCAAAATACAAGAGAGAGTGCAACAGTTCCAAAACCGGGGACACCCGTAACAATAGCTTTATCCAATGCAGTACTAAAATCTAAGTGAGGGATCAAAAGTTCTTTGACACGTGTTGTACCTGTTTTTGTAGCGCTCCTTGAATTTTCAGAAGTATCAGGAATACCCGAACCAGTTGGAACACCAAAAAGTAATTCTTGAGCTAAATTTGTTCTATAGTCTGGCAAAACCAGAAATGGTGCTTTATAATCCATATACTTAAATTAATTTTTAATTATACCGCGCCGGGGTCTTAGTTCTAGACCAAAACCACGGACGCTATAATCAACTTTTAACTATGTAAAGTGAATATCATCTATTTTCAGCTAATGCCGTACATTCTTGTTCCACCACCATTTGAAACTCGCATAGTATATTCTCCAAGTACTTGCGTACCAAGTTGTTTACCATTTCGCTTGTTCCAAATTGGGTAAGACGCAAATGCTCCGCTCTGTCCTTTAACTCCGCCGTCAAGTGGGCCATAACCAATACGGTTATAATCCAAAATTAATGCCTCGGTAGAACGAACGTGCTTATCAACGTGTAACTCTATTTCGTAACCTAGAATTACAACCACATTAATTTCAGTACCGCCTTTTTTGTCTGAAACCTTTGTGCGGACTGCTCCTTGATACAATTGCTCGATGTCCCCGATTGTAGTCGGTGAACCGTGAATTGCGCTTGGATAAAGTCCTGCGTCAACATGCGAAATAACTGCGGTGTACAATAGAGGTACTGTAAGCGCGGCGCCTACATTTGATGTGTTTGTCATCAACTCTCTAAGTCCGCCCATAGTACCAATATGGTTAGAAGTGTCTAAATTTCTAATACCCTCAACTAGAGTGAAGTTTAGAGCTTTCAACATTTCTTTCAATTTCTTAACAACTTGAAAATCTAACTCATCGCCGTTCGCCATTTTTGAACGTCTAAGTGTTCCAGAAATCTCTGCAACATCTTCAAAAATTTGACAATAGTTATATCCAGCAGTTTGCGGTGTGAAATCGGCGTCAATTGGATCTCCGTTTTCAATTTGAGCATTACCAATAATTGACATCGCTGCGGCTACTTCGCCTTGAGCGGCGCCACTTGTAGAACCGTGTCCACGAGCATAAACTGAAATTGTTAAAAAGTCACCTGCAATTGATTTAACGACTACAACCTCGGATAAATCAGGAAGTAACAACACATCTCCAACACGGAGCTTTTTACCCTCGGTAGCATTTTCGATTGTTAACAGGTCTACTGCGTCGTCTGCGTCCCATAAGAGACCAGTGCCAGAAACACCCATATTAACAGTTTGGTATCTTGCAACATCATCAAGCCACTCATGTTTTTGAGCGGTTACTTTCTTACCAAATGCTTTAACGATTGTTGGTAGAAAGTTTACAAATGACAAATATTTCATGTCATCGTCTTTCAATTGTAAAATATCGATTACGTTTGAGAGGTCTTCGCGCTCTCGTCTATCTGTAATTAACATATATTTTTATATCATTCAGAAAGACTGTCTTTTGTGCGCTCCAAGTGTAGCAGGGCCACGGCTGAATTTTCGCCGTTTTTTGTTTTATCGTTTTTGACGTCCTCGATTGCCTCGTCTACTTGCGCCTCGTCCGAATAATCGGCCGGTGCGAAGTGTTGACTATCTCCGTAAAGTTTTTTATTAACCTCGCGTTGTTTATCAACTATTCTCTCGATTTCGTCAGTTGATCTTCCTTGAAGTAATTCCGGCAAAATGTCCGGGTACTCTTTGGCCAATCGTTCCGAATCTTGGGTTTTGTTCATCGTTGAAATAGTGTCAGTCAAATTTTTAATGGTTTCACCCATTGCGTCAAGTTTTTTTTCAGAGTCAGACTTTTTAGAGTCCTTTTCTGTTTTTAACTTGTCGAATTCATCTTGTATTTTTTTCAAATCGACGTCCTTTTGGCTTACAGTCTTTTGAAGATTTTTAAAGTCTTCAGGTTTTATAAATAGCTTTCCGGCAGATTTCTCAATCAATTTATTGAAGTCTTCAACAGAGATTGAATCTGGCAGGGCTTTAATGTCTAGGCCAAGTTGGGTTCTAAACATTTCGAGTAATTTTTTATCCATTTTTTTTGAATATATTAATTATTAAACGATTTCTTTTTTCTCAAATGGTTTTGGATCCTCGACAACAGGCGCGAACATTTTTTTTTCGGCCAAAATTTCATTGAGTTTTTCTTCGGCATTTTCTACTCCTCTTAATTCGTCGATTGCGTCCCGGTGGCTAATCAAATCATTTTCAATCATAACTGCGTACTCGTCAATTCGGTCTGCGTTGTCTTGCATTAAAAATGGTTGATATACAGGGTCAGTATTATATTTATTTTCTTTATATTTATAACTTAGAATAGCAGTGTTCATTTCTCTAAAACCTTTATCCCAACCAATACGCATAAATCCGATTAAGTCCATCATATCAGAAAATTGAAAACTTAGAGATTTTCCAGAGGCATTGGACTTTAGACTTCCGGCTGAATGTACAATTCCAGTTTTGCTTGTAATTCTTTGTTCGATTACAGATAACCAGTTGATCACTTCCTCGCCCTCTTTTAATTCTAGATATTTCATATCATCGCCTTGGCCAAGTCTGGTTTTTTTCTTTCGGCCTCGTTCGATTTTTGACGCGTCTGCTTGTTCGGATAAAATAACCATATGCGGGTCTGTGTTTTCTTCAATACGTTTATCAAAATTTGAGGCATTGCGATTATACGCGCGGTCCAGTTCTTTCAGAATATGAATTTTTGAAATTCCCTCGTGAGAATGTGGACGCGGATTATTTGGTATCCAATAAGCCGGAACAAAATTAAAATCATTTTTTGTAGTTGTCACAATATCGCTTGCCTCGTCAATAATTATATTTTCGGCCAAGTCATGATAATAAGTTTTATAATTTGATTTTCCTTGATATTCTTTATATGCAAATTGTACAAGGCGGTTATTTTTCCAACCAAGATAACATCGGGCCGGGTCGATTGAAATTATTTGCGCTCGTTTTGTTACAGGGTCAATGGGATAATAAAAAACAGAGGCACCACCACAAAGGAAGTTAACACCCTGTTCAAGCAAAATATTTGCCAAATCATAATTAGAATAAATTTCCAATATTTCAGACTCATATTTTTGAGATAATGCGTTGTCATTTTCACGGACAGAAACACCAACTTCCATAACACCGGTATGTGGATTTCTCGGAAATAGTCGGGCCATATATCTTTCAATGTATTCTTGTGAGAAATTAAAAACTAGAGCTTGGTCGTCTTCGTCGTCTTTTAAATTCAATTCTGCATTTGTCCATTGTTCAGACTCCAATGCAAATTTCATTAATGTATTAAAGTCGGAAGAACGCGCATTTTTTACAGGTTCTGCAAATTTTACAAAATTTTCTACTTTTGATTTAGCATTTTTTCCAACTTCGTCTAGGCTGTTTTGACGTTCTTGGCCTTGCTTGTTTTTGAGGAAGAAATTAAACATATATTTTTTAATGATTGATTATCTAGGAATAATAATTTTGATAATAGCCAGACCCAAATTTTAAATGAGAGTATTCTCGGTCTTGGCTTGAGTAAATAACCAACGTCTTTACGTGCGCGTTTAATGAATTTCTGTGCAACACGTTTCCGATCCTTGACGCTTAATTTTTGCCAATTTTCAATATGTTTTGTCATGCGCTTATTTTAACACACTTCCAGTTACCCTGCAACTGTGCCATATTTCCTTTTGATTACGGGGATTTTAGAACAGGCAACAGCTAGAGCCATAATGTTGTCAGTATCAAGGTTACTGTCAGCACGTTGATAAGTCGTCATTTCGTCAGCAAGCTCAATAATATAAGGAGAAGTCAACATGCCGGCGTCAATTACAGCTTGTAAATGGTCAAGTATAAAATCTTTATTGCCACCACGGAAATCAACAGGATTTGCAATATCCATACACATTTCCCACAATGTATCGCCAACACCAGTACTATCCATGTAAACTTTTGATTTACTTTCATACTGTGCGCCTCTAATTTCAGATTCAATTGATGATTTTGCCAAATTATTAGGATTTTCAACGTTGAAATTCTCACGTCCCTTTTCAGTCCAAGGCAATTGAAAGGCCCAACGTTTAACAATCTGATAAGGTTGTTTCTTTTGTTTAATTCTAAAACCAACAGTTTGGTCTGAAATACTGCCACGTCTTCCCCGGGCCAAGTCCCAACCCTCAATATACTTAATACCAGTGTCAATACCGTCTTCTAATTCTAAATCATTATTAAAGAGTTTATCAACTCTAGAGGCAAACATCATATCAGCAGTATCAATGAATAGTCCCATTACTACTTGGTCTATCTTGTTTTTACTCCAAGACTCACACATATAGTCAAATAGCTTATGATCTATATAAGGATTCTCATAACTCGTACCACCACGAACATATCCGCCTTTTCTTTCTATATCCTGTTTAACACGATAATAAGCATTACGTCCTTTGGGTGTTGCATAGAAGTCTAATTGACTGTCTTTCCATTTACGTGTTCTTGGTAATAAAATCTTTTCTCTAACAAAATCCAAATGACGTTCTAGTGCTATTTCATCAGCAGATATATAACCATATTCTTTTCCCTCAATTGATTCACCTTTTCTCTTTGTTGTTTTAAATTCAGTACTAGCACCATTATTATATCTAATTTGAGCATATGGGTGTTTTACAACAGCTTTTTCAATATTACAAAACCAATCGCCTAATATTGTACTATGCTTTATTAAACCAACTATACGCTCTAAAACTAACTCTGAAAGTTCTTGAGTAATAGCAACGTTGAGAGTTTTATATTTATCGCCATCAAGAAAATGTTGTAATACAAATCTTAAATGCTTTTTTGCAATAACATCTGTTTTACCCCAACCATTGCCAGGGTGTAATAAGTTCTCTCTATGAATAGAGTTTTTTAACCATTCTGCTTGTCCGGGGTGTGATTTATAATTTAAAACTAAATCATCAAAAGCAGACCAGTCATGCTTATCTTGAATTTGTTTTAAACTAAATGCGATTATATCAAATATTGCTTTATTCATGTTTAATACTATACTACATTCCGGCACTCACGTATATCTATAGTAACGTTCTACTTGGTGCCAGTGTTATCATTCTTATTATCTTCACGCAATAACAACTCTCTAATCTTAACGTTTAAAAAAAACTCCCTTGCAGTTCGCTTTGCCATTTCTCTCCACTCCGTTACGAGAAATGACAGTCTCACTTCCAGTACGTCTTTTTTGTGCTTGTGGCTAAGCTCCTAATGTCCGTTGTCAAAAAGAGTCATCTTGTACCAATGAATCAAAATGATTTCGCTACGCTCACTTAATAGACTTAACAATGAGTCGCTCCGCTCTTTACTCTATAAACGCTTACGCTCTAATATTTAAGTTTTTAGTTAATGACCCACGGATCAGCCAAACCGCCTTGACTATCGTCAAGCCGTTTTGTCTGAAACGTTCGGACTAATGACAATTAATAATTTGAGTGTTTCAATATATTGTAGTCGGTCCAATAAAAAAAGTGATTGAGAGAGAACTCTTTCAGAGAACTCTCTCACTCACTTTTTTTCTTGGAACGTTTCACTCCTCCATTAATCAAAGACTTAACAATATGATTTCGCTACGAGAAAACAAAAAGAGATTGACAGGCCGTTCCCTAATAATTTAAAAGGTTGTTCACAGCCTGTCAATCTCTTTTGGTTTTCGCTCCGCTCACTTTATTTATTAATAAGGAGTAGAAGAAATAAATCTCAGAAAACTCTCCTCCTGGCTAAAAAGCCAGACGAGTTTTCTGAGATTGATTTCTTCCCTTTATTTATTCCTGGTGGTTATTCACGTAATGACTTCACGTGGAACGTTTAGGAAACTATCGCGTAACGTACATTTTGAGAAGTGCTCCGCGAGAAAGTTTTTACTAACTTCAAATTCAATCCGCGCGAACTTCGTTTTTTCTTTATTAATGTAATGAGATAGAGCACTTCGCAAGAATGTGCGTTACGCGAAGTTTCCCTAATTCAAATTTTGTGCGCGCTACGTCGCGTCTGAAATGTTCCATTTTCATCTTGCCCGGAATTACGTTCTTTCTGCTCGCCAAGTTTAGTGGCCGGGCGCTCCGACC